TCAGAATAGTTACAACCACCTAGCTCAATTTTAATATCGTGTTTGCTAGTGTTAAATGTTGCTAACAATTCATCTAAGTCAGAACGTAAAGCTCTTAGAGTTGGTCTATCAAATTTTGTCATAGTTATACCTCCATATTTGACAAAGTGTATAGAATAGCCTGATAGGTAAACCTTGCACCATCAGGAGTTAAAGTACCTTGTAGGTTCTTATCTAATTCTTTGGATGCTCTATACAATCCAAGCTTAGACAATAGCCTGTAGGTAAATTCGTATAAGTTTTGATCGTGGTTAATCCACATATCAACATTCTGTATTTCCCAATTGGGGTAGCAATCCCTAGAAGTAAGTCTCATTTATGCCTCCCATACCAATACCATTTATTTAAGTCAGAACACATTTCTTCTAACCTGTTATTGATATCACATAATAGTGATATTGCAGTCTCTTTTTGGTGCTCAGAGCTAAAGCTTGAACCTGCCTCCCTTTGTACTTGTTCAAGTCGGTTAGCAAAATTAATTAGTTTTTGCTTACTTAAAACCAAGTCGGTTACGTTAAATTCAACACTCATTTTTTAATCCCTTCTAAGATTTCTAATCCCTTTTCGTAGGCGTGTATGCTAGAACGCATGCAACATATTTCAGTTGATACAAAGCTTGGACGTACCCCATTACCATGCTGTTTAATAAGCTTTTCAATATCGTTTTTCTTATCGGTTATCATTAGTTGAAAAGTTTCTTTTAAACCTTCGTGGGTATATAAACCTTTGTCTAACCAATTCTTAATCATGCTTTCTGTTAACTGTATCATTTACTCACTTTCTTTTGTTGTTGTTGTTGTTGTCTTATTCAGTGGCACTACAAAAGAATGCCACCAATAAAATAACAAGTTATACATTCACCAAGTCAACACACTCAACGTGATACCTAGATACAACGTCACCATTATCTAAGGATCTATTTGCTTGATTACCTGCAACATAATCGCACCAACTATTCCACCAGTATTCCGAACCTTGTTCTTGTGTCATAGCAACATAAGCTTCTATCTTTTTGCGTCTGGTTTCTGGTTTAACCTTGCCAAGCTTAACCTTGCTTTCTGGCATGCCTAAACGTTTCAAGTTGTGACTATCTATACAAGCAACGTTAAAACCTAGGCATTGGGCAACAAAAGCACTTTTAACCATACCTAGGTTCGGTACTGGTAAAAATAACTCAATTGCTTTTGTGCAAGCCTCAACACTATCAACACCTAGTGTCTCTTTAATATGTTGGATTTTACCAAATAGAAAAGCATCATGTTTTTTGACGTATTCTAAACCTTCGGCTTTTTTACCCCAAAGAAATCTAGAGTTTGAACCTTCTAAGTTACAATCTTTTATTTGGTTTTTGCAGGTGCTTAAACCTGCTTGGATTGTTGTTAGAACAAATAATGCTACTGGTAACACTGATTGTTTTTGTTCGCATATTTCTATGATTGCTTTTGTGTCTCTTTTATACATTTTTATATTACTCCGTTTACTTTTTTAATTACGTTATTAATTTCAATTTGTGTATCACCACTTTTAACTATTGCCATATGTTGCTTTAATATTCCGTCATAGCTTTCATGTAAGTGATCTAATTCGGATTGAACAACTGCTTTATCATAATCACCAAATTCCTGATACCATTTATTATGATCAGTATTATAAACCATTAAACTGAAGTAAGCTTTTCTCATTTTATCTTATTCCCTTCTATTAAAATTGTTAGCAGCTTGATTGCTTAAGAGTACAATAATTGAAAACCAGGTTAATGGCAAAAAAATAAAATTCAATCGATTCAATAGGTTAGCAGCGATCTAGAAAATAATTTTTTGTAGGTTATCTAGAAAAGCACCGGCAATTAGTAAGTGATTCGGTATAAAGAGCACCGGCAATAGGTACGTTCTCTAGAGGGGTATATATATAATGTGCAAGCTTGACCTAGGGGTATACATAAAACTTGCATTAATGCGCTTGCTTCTAAAAGTTTAATGCTAAACGAATTTCATTATGTAAATAGTTTAACGTTAAACTAGTTTTCACCTGGATTTTGTTCAGTTTTAAACAATATGAGATAAAAATAGTTTAATATTAAACTAAATAGAGGGGTAGGGCATGCGCCACCGTAGGGGTATACGTTACGTGTATATGCTCAATGACAGAGATGGGTATTTTTAGTGTGTTAACCACTTTGAAATTAATGTGGTTTACAGTTGAACAATAATTAAGAGGGGGTATAACTAGTGATATGCAACTGTTTAAGAAAAACAACAAGTATTATTTGTTTGATTCCCGGGGAAATATACTGATTATTACCAGGTCAAGGAATATATGCTTGAGTATTATGAAGAGAAAGGTGTGACATCTTGTCACTTCGGGTGTATTCTTCTTGTTTTAAACTTGAAGCGTGTATAACTAATAGTATATAATACTAGAAGTAATACTTTTAGTATTTATTATTAATGATAATTAATTAATATTAACAATAATACTTAAAGTATTACTAATAGTACCCCACATTCTTTTTTGTTGTCCATTTTCTGAAAGAAAATTAGAACGATACTGTTGACTTGTGGAATACTTTACGTAAAACTACACAACACAAGTAATTATCATGAACAAAAGAGTAAAGTACTTCGAGTCTGACTCAGTACTCAAAGAGTTCTACAAAGCTTTAGC